GTATAGTTTCCTTCCCACATCATTCCGTTCAGTGCAACAGGAAATGGTGAATTGTTAAACACACGGACTTCTACATTCTCTGTCTTTTGATGCAGAGGTAATGTGTAGACACTTTGGTTATTCATTGGTATGTCGTTGGCTAAGTAATCATTTGCTTCGTTACTTGGGTACACTGCAAACCATTCATCAATGTAAAACTTGATTTTGGCATTTACTGCTGGTGCTCCTGTATTTATTCTGATTGTTGTGTCGTTCTGAAATTGGAAATCAACTGTTCTAACACCATCAATCGATACCTTCACATCTGACTGTTCTACATAATCCAATTCATTTCTGTTGAATTGAAAGTCCTGTGTTGTGCCGTCACCAATAAAGTCCAATTCATAAGGAATCTTTCCCCTTTGCTTGACTTTAAAGCTCATAATACCTGACAATCCTACAGAGAATTTCATTCTATGAAGTGTCAGATTGGCTGTGTAATCAGTACTGCTGTCATCCTTGCTAGGTCGGTAATAGGTTTTTGGCAGTTGCATGTCAAAGTTGTATTTGTATCCAACAACTACATCAGATGCGATACTTGTTAAATCTCTATTAGGAACGATTACATAATCACCTGTTGCATCCTTACCTCTTTCAGGTGTAATGGTGAAGCCAGACTCAACTAAGTCGTTTAGTGGTAGTGGTGTAGGGTCACTTGCTGTGTAGAATCTAGTGCCAGTACCACCCTTAATAACCAATACAGGTGTTAAATAATCAATATCATTATATGGGAGATAGCATTTGCTTAGATCATTGACGGCGTCATAACTGACACTAGAAGCGACAGCATAGTAATCCATACATGGATTGACTTTTTCCCTTTGGCTATTGACCAAAATTGCTTCTTCAGGGCTTTGGCTTAAAGCTGCTTTTACTAGTGCAATTTGTCCAGACCCTGCGTAGTTTAAATTCCCAGGTGTTGGAGCGTATTCAATGACCATATACATATCGTCTTGGTCAATGGTGCAGAATTGCACCTCACCTGGCATGATCCAACTTGTCCAAGCTTCCATTAAATTCTCTTGTCCATCATTGTAATATCTATAGATAAATACTTCTCTGGACTCTTGACCTGCTAGTGCAATCATAGAGTTCTGTGGACTTGCTACTAGTTGATCAATATCAGGTGCTACCCATTCTTTCACCACTCTGGATAAATCCAAGACTTGAGGTGATGATTCCTGTCCCCTAGTCACCATACTAAAAACTCTTGTATATCCAGGAGTTTTACTGATGAAATTGATGTTTGTTCCTACATCAACTGGTTCAATCTTGGAGTTCATCTCATAATTAGAGATAGCCCTGATGTTAGTTGTTTGCGGTGTAAGTACTCCAGACTCGGAATACATAATAAATTGTTGTTTATGTGAGAACAGCACCACACCTTGAGCTGTTGGAAGTACAGAGTGAAGTGCAGTTGGCTTAACTGATGAACAGCTGATATCGATAGGATCAGACGGAATAATTGTCTGTGCTGATTTGAAGTAGAAATTAAAGAAGTCACCAGAACGACTAAGGCATACATTATCCTTAGACAAGAATCCTAGTCTGTTATCACTGAAGAATCCATTAGTAATTTTTTCACCTACAAAGCTTGGATGACTGTTGGTAAGTTCGTCACCAACTTGTCTGTCTGTATAGGTTACTTTTTTAAAATGAAATGTATTCAACGCTGTATTGATCAACTCATGTGGCATGGTTGTATTATCTAATCCAGGTGAAACTCCAGGACCAATGAATTCTTCCCAGTATCCACGTCCACTTACACCATTATCAGCTTTAAATTTCGCGTAATAATCATCAACTACAGTTGCTGTATTGACAATCTTAACTACTCGATTATGCAACGACTCAACAGGCAGTAATCCCACACTTGAGACTTCGCCTTGATAAGCACCGATATTCTCGTTAGTAACACCACCGCGGGCTGAAATTTGAAAGTTTGTTGCTACTCCGTTTACTACTCGGCTAATATCCAGACTTGAATTACCATTTCTAGTAACTGTCCAAGTTCCAGTAAAGTCACTGTTGCCATTATTTTGCTCAGTAGTAATCAGTGTATTGATTGCATCTCTTAAATTGTGACCAGCTTTATCAGTGAGGATATCGTCAAATGTAAAGTCATTAGCATCTGAAGTAATAGTTGCATCAATTCCCTGTACAGTGACGATGTATTCAGCACTTGGAGCTGCTGTATAAAGAACTACTGAGCCTGTTGTGTTTTGGTAATTAGTTGGTGCAGGTTGTGCAGCCACTACTTGTGACGTGTTAATTACAATTGTTGTATCTTGAACTGTAATTACTTTCAGGTTATCCCTTGGGACTTGGAAGTATGTCTGTGTTCCAGTTTCATAAGTAACTGTTGCTTCTACACCTGAAACTGCATTCCAAATCCTGATACCTGGAGTGCCATATTGAGTATTCCCAAAGCTTCCTCCAAATATTCTACCTACATAGATCTCATCATTATCTCTATTAATGTAGAACCATTTTGCTTGGTTTGAATCACTTGTAGATTCTAGATTGGCAATATGTTTGAATCCAGGTCTTTTAGTCAGTCCGTATGTTGCATCAGGAAAGCCGTTGTAGCACTCACGGACCTGCCCTGGAAGCATTTTATCATCTGATTGTTTTGAGACTCCACCTAGGTAACTGGAGATCCGCTGAGTAATAGCTGCCATTTATCGGTAAAGAGCGTTGTATGGTTGGTAACTTCTATATGTATTAGTGTCGCCAGAATGTCCAAAGAATGTGTAATCGCCTTGATTACATTCGTATTCCAGTGCCATCGCTCTGGCAAACCCTTCTTTCTGTGCCAGCATTTCATATTGACCAGCATCTCCGACAATACGGCTAGATGCAATTTTACTGGCTCTGCTAATAATGTAGTCCTGAATTGGAATTGGTAGGTCTACCCAGTCAAATAACCAAGTAATGTCACAAGACACCTTGTTATTAAATTCATAGGTGTGGTTCGCTTTGTCATAAAGCTTGCCAGATCTTCTGATTACATCTAGTTGTGCATTGGCTGCATTATTTGTCGCATCGATTTGCAACATGTTAGATGGAATTGCAATGCACTTACTTGTGTCAGGAGTCATTTCATAATGAAACTCCCTATTGAATGACCATCCTTCCGCCTGTACTTCCCGTGAGACTTCTAACAAAGTCTGATAGGCAATCGCAACGTCCGGGTTGGTTTGATCTAGGGTTGTCACAGGTGCTTGACCACATGACTGTAGGATTTGGTTTACAGCAGGTAGCTCTGTAGGAGCATTAGTGGTTGGATAAGCCATAGTTTAAAAATTAAAAAAAAGGGGCCTCCGAAGAGACCCCCATAGGTTGATAAAAATCAGAATGCAGAAGGTGCAGTACCACCCACATACAGCTCAACAGCTGCAGCAGGGTTGATGTAGTCTGCGCCCATTGCAAGACGGCCCAGGATCACATCCGTGATCTTCCATTATTTCTAATGGCACTGACTATATCTTCAACCTTTATGGTTGTCGGACGCTATTGGTGTATTACGTGACAAGCGTGTCACACCACCTAGTCGATGCACTTTCCTCTCACGCTTGAGAGGCTTAGCTCAGGATTGCCATAGCTTTCGCCTTAGGTTTCCCTGAATTCATCCGATGTTTATCTAACAGTTACCTGCTAGAGGGGCAATGTTATTTACCCTGGTAGATGACGGATACGTCACCACTGGTTACTTGAACCTGAGGACCGATAGCCTCAACACAACCAGCAGCTTCGCGCTGGAAGATAAGACCAGCGGAGACTGCACCGAATTCGGTAGCAGTACCGTAGTCATTGTTGATGCCAGTAGAGGCACCGGAAGCATCCTCAAGGTCAGGACCGATGAAGTCGCCGGTATTGCCAGGAGAAGTCTGTCCAGTAGTACCGGCATACTTTGTGCCGTATTTGCCAAGGAACGGGATGTTCATTGACTTGTAGACGTGGATACCAGCAATCTCGATGATGCCGTTGCCGCCTTGCAGAGCAGTGCCCTGAGCGTCACGGTTCACAAGACCATTGGAACCAACAGCCTGGATCAGTTCGTAGTACTGACGGGGGTTCAGGACAGCACAGCGGCCATCGCTAGATACACCCTTCTCATCCATTGCAGCGGCAGCGTCATAGAAAGCTGCTACCAGTGCGGAAGAGGAGAAAGCGTCAGATTCGTTAGCAGAAGCGCCAACGCGGATCTGTGTACCACCGGGCTCAACGAAGCCAGTAGCAGATACAGGAGATGCCGCACGAGCACCGCGAGCAATAGCGCGGAAGATCAGACGGTCATACTTCTCAGCAAGTGCATAACCGATCTTGCGTGAGATCTCGCTACGCAGGTCGTAGTGAGAGAGTGTTTCATCAAGGTCATAGACGAAAGCTGAGCTGATCAGCAGGTCGTCAACCGTGATGGTCTTCTCAGCCACCGGGGGCGCACCATCGGTGTTGCCGAGGATTGCGTTGCCAGGTGTGTGGTACTCAGCCTTTGTACGACCGGTATAGATGAACTGAAGAGATTTGCCGTTCTTCAGTGTGCGCTTCATCACAAGATCGCGAGCGATCGCATTGTGCTGGAAGCCTTTGAACATCTCACCGGAGAAGAGCTTCAAATACAGAGCCCGCTTATCACCGGAAAGATTAGACTGACCAATATTAGTAAGAGCTGTGGTCAGCGTAGAATTTTGTTGTGCCATTTTAAAGAGAGTGTATTAATCGACTCTCAAAGATCTTTGAGTTATTTAGTTTTTATGTGTGGTCTATCCCACCGTCTAGACGGCTAAAGGTATCCTCCGTAGAGGGCTAAAGCCAATAAGTGAGGGAGGACTTGAACCTCCCTGTTAGCCTTTAACTAATCACTTGGTGTATGCGACACCGCGATACACATACTTGCGAGGAATGCGTGTCATGATGTTTACCTCCGAAGAGATCTAACAGTCCCGTTCCATACTGTTAGTAGCATGCGTCTTCTACATTGTGTCGAACAAGACTTCCAGTTTCAGTTTGTCTAGCTGACCTTTGAGTACTAGCATCGCTTGTTGCTCAGCTGGATCACCACCAGGCCATTGATCTAAATAGAATGCAACAGCCTTGTGCATCAAGTCAACATAGGCATCATTAACTCTAATCTCGTATTCCATAATTAAGAAGATGAACGGACTTTTTTATGCCTTGGTGAGCTAGGCCTATGGTCCCAAAAGATATAAGAGGCAACCGATAAGGTTACCAATGTTCCTACAGCAATAATCATCCAACTGAAGGAGCTACTAGTGCAACACTTGTAGTCTCAGCAGTAGCTAGATCAAGTGGGAAGTTATGAGCATTACGTTCGTGCATGACTTCAAAACCAAGGTTTGCACGATTCAATACATCAGCCCAAGTATTAACTACTTGACCTTGTTGTGTCATGACTGACTGGTTAAAGTTAAAGCCATTAAGATTAAAAGCCATAGTGCTAACACCCAAAGCTGTAAACCAAATGCCGACGACAGGCCAAGCTGCAAGGAAGAAGTGGAGTGAGCGGCTATTGTTAAATGAAGCATATTGAAAAATCAATCGACCAAAATAACCATGTGCAGCCACGATGTTATACGTCTCTTCTTCTTGACCAAACTTGTAGCCATAGTTCTGGCTAATTTCTTCAGTGGTTTCACGAACCAAAGAAGACGTGACAAGACTGCCATGCATAGCTGAGAAAAGACTCCCACCAAATACGCCGGCAACACCAAGCATGTGAAAAGGATGCATAAGAATATTGTGTTCAGCCTGGAATACCAACATGAAGTTGAAGGTGCCGGAAATGCCAAGAGGCATGCCGTCAGAGAAGCTACCTTGTCCAAGGGGATAAACAAGAAAGACAGCAGTAGCTGCAGCGACCGGAGCAGAGTACGCAACAAAGATCCAGGGCCTCATTCCCAGTCGGTAACTAAGTTCCCATTCTCGTCCCATGTAAGAGAAGATACCGAGCAAAAAGTGGGACACCACGAGCTGGTACGGTCCGCCGTTATAAAGCCATTCGTCAAGAGAACCCGCTTCCCACACTGGGTACAGGTGCAAACCGATGGCGTTGCTGCTAGGCACGACAGCGCC